AACACTGGAAAGACTCAGGCTCAACTAGATGCACTTCAGAATGCTATTGATACAGCAGCATTAATTAATGAGCAATACGGTGCTGGAAAAACAATCTCTACTGTAGACCCAGTTACTGGAAAAATTACTACTAATGTAAGTCAAGTTAAAGTATCTACTCCAGAAGAAATTACAGCACAAGCAGCAGCAAAGAAAGCAGCAGATGCTAAAGCCGCTGAAGAAGCCGCAAAGAAAATCGCAGCAGAGGCATTAGCAAAAGCAGAGAAAGCAATTGCTGATGCCAAGACAGCAAAAGAATTAGCAGACGCTAAGGCTGCATTAATTAAAGCACAAGAAGATGCTCGTATTGCTGCGGCAAAGGCGGCTGCAGACTTAAAGGCAGCAGCAGATAAAGCGGCTGCAGACTTAAAGGCAGCGCAAGAGGCAGGTAACGCTGCAGCAATTAAGGCAGCACAAGATGCTAAAGCAGCAGCAGATGCTGCAGCAGCGAATGGAGCAGCACAGGCTGCAGCATCAACAGCGCAAGCAAATCTCAATGTTGCTGGAAATGTTGTAACACCTGCACAGATTGCAGCAGATGTAGCAGCCAAGGCTGCAGCAGATAAGATTGCAGCAGATGCTCAACTGAAGGAATCTAATCGTCAGTCAATCATCACAATTCTTCAAGACCGATTCGCCAAGTATGGCTTGACTGGTATTGGCAATAAGATTAAGCAACTTGCTATCGATGGAGCAACAGAGGCAACAATTACTCTAGGACTTCAGGAGACCGACGAGTACAAGACTCGTTTCAAGGCTAACGAAGAGCGTCTTAAGAAGGGACTTACAGTCCTTCAGCCAGCAGAATATCTCAACCTTGAAGACGGATATCGTCAGGTTCTACGCTCTTATGGATTGACAGCATTCGATAATGACGATTACGTGCAACAGTTTATTTCTAATGACGTATCAGCAGCAGAACTTTCTAACCGAGTTGTTACAGCAGTACAGCGTGTACAGAACGCTGACCCTGCAGTCATTAAGCAACTTGGCGAGTTCTATGGAATAACATCTGACCGTCTAGTCGCATATGTACTTGACCCACAACAGCAATTCCAAAAGATTGAACGTCAGGTTGCCGCAGGAGAAATCGGTGTAGCAGCAGGTCGTCAAGGACTCAAGGTTGGAGTTCAGGTCGCTGAGCAACTTGCAGCCCAGGGTATCACTCAGGCTGAAGCACAAAAGGGTTACTCAACAATTGCTGACATTCTTCCTACCGCTGAGAAACTATCAGCAATCTACGGAAGTACAACTGAGAAGTATGGACAGAGTGAGGCAGAGCAAGAAGTATTTAACTCACTTGCCTCAGCACAACGTGCACGACAGAAGTTGTCAGCACTTGAAGTTGCACAGTTTGGTGGTTCATCTGGTCTAGCCAGAGGCGGACTCACTCAACAAACAAGCGGTAACTTCTAAATAAATAGAATCCTGAACGGACCTACCAGCCCCGTCAGCGTAACAGACTGGTAGCAAGAGCCAGCCAATTTCCCCGAATTGAACTGCGGCTTGCGAACTACAACGAATAGAAGGGTGGACAGTTGCTATGAGCAACAACTACTGGGACGAAGAAGAAGACGATACAACAATCACAGGCAACGAATCTGAAAACGACTTACAAAAGAAATTGCGTAAGAAGATTAAAGCAGATGAGAAGCGTATGAAAGAACTCGAAGAAAAACTTGAGACATATGTCAAGAAAGAACGAGAGTCTTCTATTCAAGAAGTCCTAGAAAAACAAGGTGTAAATCCTAAGGCTGCACGACTAATCCTCAAAGACTTGGACGAAGTTACTCCAGAGTCAGTTGCAAACTGGCTTGAAGATAACGGCGACCTCTTTGGTTATAGCCCAGCAGAAGGAACACCTGAAGTAGACAGCAACCGTGAGGAACTGCGTAAGCAGAACGCTGTCACACAAGGTGCAATTACACCTGACCGAAGTGAAGATTTGGCGATGCGTATTGACCAGGCACAAAGCCAGGAAGAACTCAACCGAATCCTAGCCTCACAATAATCATTCATAGTATCTAATCACCAGGAGGTGAACACTTGGCTACAAATTACACATCGACAGACTCAGCGTCTCTCGGCGGAACAGCAGGTAGCGCAGGTCTAGTACAGAAGGCATACGATAAGTCTATCGAATTTGCCCTCCGCGACGAACCCCTAATTCGTGCAGTAGCAGACAAGCGCCCAGTATCCCCAACTAACAACGGTAACGTTGTAGTTCTTCAGCGTTATGCTGACCTTGCTAACGCTACAACAGCGCTAACAGAGTCAACAGACATTGACGGCGTTACAATCGGAACACCTACATCTGTGACAATCACAATGCAGGAGTTCGGTAACGCAACAACAAACACACGTGCTCTACAGTTGTTCTCATTGAACGCAGTAGACCCAGACATCGTTACATTGATGGCTCGCAACCAGGCAGATTCAATCGACGCACTTGCTATGACAGCACTTCGCGGCGGAACAAACGTAATCTACTCAGGTTCAACAGCAACAACAACAGCAACTGTTACAGCAGCAGCAACATTGTCAACAGCGAACATCGCTAAGGCAGTTGCTAAGTTGCGTACTAACAAGGCTTCAGGCAAGCGTGGCAATGAGTTCTGGGCTGGAATTCACCCAGACGTAGCACACGACCTAATGCTTGAGTCATCTGCAGCAGGTTGGGTAGTACCTAACGCATACGGAATTTCACAAGACCGTATCTGGGCTGGAGAAGTTGGTCGTTACAAGGGTGCCTACTTCGTAGAGTCACCACGCCTATACGTAGCAACTGATGGTGCTTCATCTGCAAAGGTGTACCGCACAATCCTTTGCGGACAGCAAGCACTTGCTGAGGCAGTGGCAGAAGAGCCACACACAGTTATCGGTCCAGTTACCGATAAGTTGAACCGCTTCCGTCCAATCGGATGGTACGGCGTTCTAGGCTTCGCTCGCTTCCGCGAAGAGGCTCTATACCGCATCGAGTCTGGTTCATCAATCGCTTAATTGATTGACGGGTGGGGCTAGGGAAACCTAGCCTCATCAGTAAGTTCATTAAGGAGAACAATGACAACTTATCTATTCACTACGCCCGTAGTTGAAGAAGGTCCTACTGGTGGACACCGCTTGTTCTACTTCTTCCGCCTTAACCGTGGAATCACAGTAGTTCGCAGTGGCTCCATATACAGTACAGGACGCTGGTTCACGCAAGACCAACTCGACGAGTTTGACGAGTACTGGCTAGGTGGACACGAGCATCCTGGTATCAGTGAGGCAACAAAGGCAGCAATGATTGCTGCTGACATAGATGTAACAGAGGCAAACTTCGTAGCAGAGTAGGGACAAATGCATCAGCACATCAGTAAGGTTTTAGATTGGGGCTTCACCCCAGAGCACGACTTCGTAGCAACTAAGTATGGATGTGTCTTATGTGATGAGACATCAGACAAACCATTTGAGTATGAAGAGATTTCAATTGACCACACACAATGTGACGATGATTGTTTCGGATGCAAGGCTAAAGGACTTCAGTTGAACACTGGAGATGCAGGTCGACCTGTCTCAGATAAGCAATGGCAAAGTAGATTGAAGTTCTACAAAGATGCTAGAAACCAAGGCATACAACCAGCGGGAACTCATCGCGGTCAGGTTGAAGCAGCGTATGAAGCAAGCGACAAACTAGGCAAAGCATATGACGCAGGAACAATGGGTGTTAGAGCAGACAAGGTTACGAAATCCGTAGCCGAAGTAATGAAAGCGGTGGAGCAATGATGAAGAAGAAGGCATACAAGATGGGCGAAAAAATGGAGTCCAAGGCTGAGAAGATGATGGAAATGAAGATGGGCAAGAAGATGATGAAGAAGAAGGTTGCCAAGAAGGTCGCCAAGAAGATGGCAAAGAAGAAGTAAATGCCAAAGGTAGGAAAAAAAGAATTCGCATACACAGCAAAAGGTATGGCAATGGCAAAGATGGAAGCCAAAAAGACTGGTAAGAAAATGGTAGTCAAGAAGGCTGCTAAGAAATCAGGAAAGAAGAAGTAAATGGCAACAGACCCTAGACTAAAGCGAGCAGGAGTTTCTGGTTTTAATAAGCCAAAGCGAACACCAAGTCACGCCACTAAGTCACACGTAGTTGTGGCAAAGGAAGGCGACAAGGTTAAAACTATTCGCTTTGGTCAGCAGGGCGTTACTGGGGACAGACAACCAACGAAGCGTCAGGCTTCATTTAAGGCACGTCACGCCAAGAACATTGCCAAAGGCAAAATGTCTGCAGCGTACTGGGCTAATAAGGTTAAGTGGTAACAAACAAAGGTGGGGACAATGAACGACAAGTTAGCAATCGCCTGGTGCGATAACGGTATGGTCGATGGCAAGTTTATGCAAGGGGTCACAGATGTAATGCTCCACTCAGGAGTTGAAGTCGTGACCACCCTGCGTAGCCAAGGCAACCAGATTGCAAGACAGCGTGACAAGGTAATCAATCACTGGTATGAGGGCAACAAATCTGACTGGCTACTTTGGGTAGATTCAGATGTTGTTATCAGCCCAGATACTTTTAAGTTACTTTGGGATAACAAAGATGTAGAGAAGCGACCAATCTTAACTGGTGTCTACTTTACAACTGACCATCCTGAAGAATCATTGATGGAACCAATGCCAACTCTGTTCTGGTTTGTGGCACAAGGTGAAGAGATTGGAATCAAACGAGTCCATCCTCTTCCTAAAGATAAGTTGATTCAAGTAGGAGCAGCGGGTATGGGATTCGTCCTAATGCACCGCAGTGTAGTTGACCGCATCCGTGAGGTCCTACCAACTGCTCCACTGTTCTCAGATGTAGGACACGGAAAAAGTTTTATGGGTGAAGATATCTACTTCTTCGCCCTATGCGACAAGGCTGACATTCCAGTCTGGGCGCACACAGCAGCAACAGTTCCGCATATGAAGCGGTTCTCCTTTGATGTTAACTACTACGACGCATTCGTAGGGAATAAGAGGAAATAATGTCGTACACCCTGAGTCAGATGATTGATGAGGTCATCCTTAACCTTGCAGGATATACATTCCAGCAAGACCGTTCGACCTACTTGAGAACTGCAGTTACTACAACTACATCTTCAAGTGCTTCACCATTGATTCTGTCTTTGGGTTCTACCGACAATGTTGGTAAAGGTGTCGTCGAAATTGACGAAGAGTTGATGTGGGTTGATTCATTTGACCGCATTGCTAATACCGCAACAGTGGCACCTTATGGACGTGGGTATCTTGGCTCAACTGCCGCTACACACATAGCCGATGCTAAGGTAACTATCACTCCGACATTTCCTCGTTCATCTGTCAAGCGTGCCTTGAACGATACTATCCGCTCCCTTGGAGCCAATATCTTCGCAGTCAAGACAACAACATTTACATTCAATGCTGCCCAGTCAACATACGCTTTCAACAACTTAAACATTAAAAACATCTTGACTGTATCTTGGCAAGCAATTGGACCATCACAAGAATGGGTGCCAATTCGTCGCTGGGACTTTGATTCAACAGCGGATGCAACAGCCTTTGGTGCAGGCGCACAGACCATCACACTAGGTCAGGCACCAGTACCAGGACGAACAGTTCGCATTGTCTATGCAACTGACCCTGCAGCATTTACCGCTAACAGCGAAGACTATGTAACACAGACTGGTCTACCAGAGTCGACTAGAGATGTGGTAGTTCTTGGAACTGCCTACCGCTTGCTCTCATTCTTAGACCCTGCACGTGCTGCACAGACATCGCCACAGGCTGATGAGACAGACGCTAAGCGTCCATACGGTGCATCACAGAGTGCGACAAAACAACTTTATGCATTGTATGCCCAGCGTTTACAAGAAGAGACAAAATCTCAGCAAAAGAATTATCCCCCACGAGTTCACTTCTCCCGCCGATAGGAACCTAAATGACAACAAGAAAATACTCATCACGCTCTCAGCAAACAACGCTGACTGGCGCACTTACCTCATCTGGCACAAGTGCAACTGTCGTATCAGGTTCAGCCCTGCTTGGCGGTGTAACAATTTCTGCTGGTGAAATCTTCACAGTAGTAATTGACCCAGATACAGCACTCGAAGAAATTGTAGATGTCACCGCCACCAGTACCAATACGTTAACAATCGTACGTGGTATTGATGGCTCAACTGGACAGGCTCACTCAGCAGGTGCAGTGGTTCGACATATGGCAATTGGTCGCGACTATCGTGAAGCCAACACTCACATTGAAGCATCTACCTCTGTTCACGGGGTAACTGGTTCTGTAGTAGGTACAACCGATACACAGACTTTAACTAATAAAACTTTAACTAGCCCAACACTAACAACTCCAGCACTTGGTACTCCAGCATCTGGAACTCTTACCAACGCTACTGGTCTTCCAATCTCAACTGGTGTATCTGGTTTAGGTTCAGGTGTCGCTACATTCCTTGCTACTCCATCTAGCGCAAACCTACGCGGTGCGCTTACAGATGAGACAGGCTCAGGTGCTGCAGTCTTTGGCACAAGCCCAACACTTTCTAGCCCAACCATTACAGGCACTGGCGCTATCGCAGGTACATTTACAGGCAACATTACAGGTGACGTAACTGGTAACGTAAGTGGTTCATCAGGCTCTACGACAGGTAATGCTGCTACAGCCACAGCCCTTGCTACCGCTCGTACATTCCAGTTGACTGGAGATGTTGAAGCAAGCGGAGTTACTTTTGATGGTACTGGCAATGTAAGTCTAACTACAGTTATTGGCACTGGTGCAATCGTCAACGCTGACGTTAACTCATCTGCTCAGATTGCTTACAGCAAATTAAACTTAACCAATACAATCGTCAACGCAGATATTAATGCATCGGCTGCTATTGCCCTGAGCAAGTTGGCTACAGACCCACTGGCTCGTGCTAACCACACAGGTACACAAGCAGCCAGCACTATTTCAGATTTTGACACACAGGTTCGTACTTCTCGCCTAGACCAGATGGCAGCACCTACTGCCTCTGTATCAGCCAACAGTCAGAAGATTACAAACCTAGGTACACCTACATCTAACACAGATGCTTCAACTAAGGCTTATGTAGATACATCTATTGCTAACTTAATTGACGGTGCTCCATCAACACTTGACACGCTCAATGAGATTGCTGCAGCCTTG